GCCAACCGTACCTTCATATCTACTATAGCAAAGGGGAAGCTTCCGTCTGTCTCCGACCCACGGTTCCAATGGATATATTTTGTACTTAGGCTGAAGTGGATAGAGAGCAGTGAGATACAGGATATAAAGGAGGAGTTCGATACTGTGATGGAGAACTTTGGGTTTCCTGACAATATAACCCTAGAGCGGTATCTTTCCTCGGATATAAAGAGCTGGTGTGATGATGAGGACTATGAGTGTGAAGAGGTTTTCCCGAATTATCAGAACCAGTATGTCGCCTTCACCAGTATGTGGCAGTTGATGAGCAACGGACTTTTTAAATGCCCTGAGGTTCCGTATTACCGCAACCCTCTGACTGAGGAGATAGAGCCATTTATTCCAGACCGCCCAGACTTATTCAGGGAGGAGCTGGAAAATTTTGACCATGATGAGTTTGAGAGGTTTTTTGGCTCTCCTTTTAAGCTAAAGCGGAAAAAGGAGAAAAAGGATGAAGAGGCTGTTGCCGAGGAGCGGATACTGGATGACTCTGTTTATTCAGTAGCTTGGGGCATTCACTCGTCCAGAGACATTTGGATAGGAAGTGAGAAACATCCCCTATGGCAGCAAGAGCAATATGGAGTTCATATACCTGGTAGTAATAAGAAGAGATGACCTATGCTGTGCCGGATGTGTGATGAGAGATTTACATGTAAGACTCTTTGCCTTAAGGCAGAGGAGTATGTTAACCAGGATTATGTAGGCCTGAAGGAGCTCAGGATTGATGACTACTCGATTTTCTTTTTCTCCCGCATTAAAGGCAGAGGAAGTGTTGAGAATAAATGGAACGAGGATAAACTGTATGATGTGCTGCCGTATGAAAGCACCCCTCCCGCCTGTCAGCCTTTAGAGTATATTGAAAATCTTAAAAATGTAAAGATGCCTAAGAGGCAGTGGGAGTGTGTCAAGCTTTTCTATTTGGATGGACTGGATATAAATGAAATATCCTATATGCTTAACATCAGGCCGATAACGGTAAAGGTTTTAAGGTTGAGGGGGATAAAGTGTCTGGCTAAGCATTTCAATGTAGCCTACAGGAGGCTGCGTACTTTCAAAAGTAGTAAACAGTCCTTAAGAAAGCAGAAGTACAAATTATCAAATTTTAAGTAAAAATGGAGGGAAAAATGAGAAAACCAGTGAAAACTCCGGCTAAAATGGCTAAAATACCTCCTTTAATGGTTAAATATGATGATATCAATAATAGGACTGCAGAGAAAGTTCTTAACCATTTAGGGAAGGGCGGTGTTGTGAATGTTATTCAATCAGCAGCATGGAGCCCAAATTATGACTCTACTATTAAGAACTCCCCTACCAGCTACGTCATCCCTCAAGCATTCTACGGGTACCAGGCAAGGTCAAAGGAAGAGTCCAAGTGGGACAGGGCAACTATCAATGCTACGGCTTGGGATAAGTACATAAAGGATGCATTTGTACGGACTTCCATAGAGCGGATAGTTGGGAGGATAACCGGAGAAGGATTCCAGTTCTATAGCGAGAACTGGAAAATAAATCGGTGGATAGATAGGATTGTATATGATGTGAGGAATGAGCTGTATTCTTCCATATCGGGATTTGTAACACGAAAGCTGGTTGAGTCAGAGCTTTTCCTCAAGCTCACAGTTCATGAAGATGACGGCTTTGTCGAGGTTGATATTATAGAGCCAGGAATGGTTGAGGATATAATAGCCCATAAGCGTAAGAATAACCTCCCCCTCTTTTTCAAGGTTCGGACAGACCCGAAGGAAGCTGCTAAGGGTTCTGGATATGTGTTCTATCCGAGTGTGTATGTGGGGTACTTGCCAAAGCTTGCGCTTGAATATGACCAGACTAAAGGGTTTGACCCTAAAGATGTCGAGCAAAACCCGGATGTTAAGAAAAAGTCCAGAAATAAGCTTTTATACAGGAGTTATGTTCTGAACTGGCGCTTTGGTGTTAAGGAGATGGATAGGTATGTGAGCAGTCTCCGTACTGTGTTTGAGCCGATAGAGGACTATAAGGAGGCAAAGGAGTGGAGGTTTGAGTACATGAAGGCCATATCTTCCTTCTTTATCTTCTACCAGTTTGAAGACCAAAAGACATGGGTTCGGTGGCTGGCCCTTCCGGAGGAAAAGAAAAAGGAGACAGGTTTGGCCCAGCCCCTCCGTCCAGCAGACCGCTTGTTCTGCCCTCCTGGTGTGAAGCCATTACTTCTTAACCCAAATCTGCCTCGTCTGTCGGGAGAGGATGAGGACTTCCTGAAGTGGATAAGTGGCGGGTTGAGGCAACCGTATGATATAACTTCCAGCGATATAAAAGGCCCAACATATGCCAGTGTAAAGGGAAGCCGCACACCGTATCTGGATTTCATATCGGATGTTCGGGATATGGCAAGGAATTTCTTTATCAATGACTTTTGGAAGTTTATATTCTTTACCAAAGGGTGCTTTGATAGGTACTTTGTGGATATGACGGTCAGGGAGGCAGTAGAGTTTAAGGCAAAGAAGCCTAAATTTAGAGATGTCGTGAAGCGTCCAGAATCTCTCATAAAGGTTTCTTTTCCTATGTCGGCTGAGGTGGATATGCTGAATGTTGCGAATGCATCTCTTGGCAGCAAGCGGGGGAGCCTCACTTACCATCTCGGCACTCCAAAGTCTCTTACTGCCGATAAGTTGGGGATTGGAGATTATCACAATCAGTTACTTTACAGGGCTACGGAAGAGGAGAGATACCCTGAGGAGTATGTGAAAGTGGATGAGAATGTAGAGGGAAATGCCGGCGCTCAGCCACAGGACAAGAAGCCTACTGAGCCAAAACCAAAACCTCAAGAGTAGAACAAGAATAGGGAGGAATGAAAATGAAACTAGGGCTTGCGAGTAATTTTGAAGATGAGGTATTGAATATAAAACCTATTTGGGACATATTCAAAGATGTTGTAGATATGTGGACAGTTGTAGACAGCGGGAGTACTGATGGGACTATAGAAAAGTTGAGGGAAGTGGTTGGGGATAAACTTAACTTGATAGAGTCTAAGATGATAAGGATTGATGGATATGGGTACTCCCGTACAAAGCTCATAGAACTTTCCGAGGGTATGGATTGGGTCTTGATAATAGATGGAGATGAGCGTATGTGGAGAGAGGATGCCAAAAGGATACGCTCAGTTATTGATGAGTGTGAAAAGAATCCTGATGAAGAAATTCTTCTAATAGCACTTCCAAGATGTCACTACCAGGATTGGGAGGAGACTAAAGTTGAGTATGGGAGTATGGAAAATGTTGGAAGCAATTGGAGAGAGGCTTTGAATATAAATCCCGATTGGCAGCCAAGGCTTTTAAAAAGGGTCATGCTGCCTGACGGGAAGAGCAAAATTCAATTCTATAGACGGGTTCATGAGATAGTTGACCGGAGGCCAGATGTTAAAATAGGGATTAGTATGAATATTGATAATCCTGTTATAAGGCACTTCGGGTGGATGAAAAGCAATGAGAGGAAAAGTCAAATTGCAAACCTTTGCCAGGGTCTTTGGGAAAAGGATAAAGAGAATAAAGAGATTTGGGACACCTATGAGAAAGAGCGTGCTGCTGGTGTTGCCATGATTAATTATAAGGAATATTTAGACAAGTAGAAGGATATATATGGAATATACAAACACCTATACTAGCACAGGCTCAAAGTTTATCAAAAAATGCATTAAAGACTCATCCTTACTGCTCTATCCCCGTCCTATTTCTCTTCAGTTGGCCTTAACCGAGAAGTGTAACCTGAAGTGTTCTTTCTGTAGTGTTGCCAATCGGGAGAAGAAGTATGAATTTGGATTCAATGAATTAATTGATGCTACTACAGCATTCATAAAACAAGGGATAAATACAATCGAGATAACTGGTGGGGGAGAGCCGTTGATGTATGTTAATTTTGATGAGTATGTGAAGTGGCTTTCCAAGTATTATGCTCAAATCCGGTTGGGCTTGATTACCAACGGGACGATGATGGGAGACTATTCGAATACTATTCTGGATAAATTCGACTGGATACGGGTGTCTCTCAACAGTCTGGATTATTGTGATTCGGTTGTAATACCTAAGATACGAGGTACTTTAGGCTATAGCTACTGCTATGGACCAGACTCAAGCATAGAGACTCTGGAGAGGATAGCTCGAATGGCCAGAGAGAATGGTGCTGATTATGTGCGTGTGGTTCCTAATTGCTGCTGCTCATCGGAAGATTTAGAAGTCCAGCATAATAAAATTGAGCCGATTGTGGAGAGGATTGGCCAACCTTTGTTCTATCAGAAGAAGCAGTTTAAAAGACCAAGTAATTGTTATTGGGGATATTATAAGCCATTCCTCTATTGTGATGGATATATATTCCCTTGTAGCAGCACGGTTTTGAATGATGATGCTGGGAAGAAGTTTAATGAGAAATATAGGATATATCATTGGACTCAATTAGAGGATATGTATTCCAAGAGAGAATCTTTAGTGGATACCAATATGTGTAATCATTGCGTATTCGCCGGTCAGAATGAGATTATTGGTAGTTTAATTGAATCCGGAAAACATGAAGATTTTATATAACATCGGAGGATGATATGTTTAAGCTTACAAGGGAGTGGCTTTTTGAGTATTATGGAAGCACAAATCCAGGGCAAAAAGATTCAACAAGGGATTGGCTATTAAAGTATGGTCAAAATGTACTTCCAGGAGAATTGGACGAGTGGTCGAACTGGAAACATCTTTCAGAGTATCAGGTGAATACTAACCAGATTGTTCCAATTGCCTTGGGTATGGTTGGAAAAGAATTTGACAGTGAGTTGGAGGTTCATCGAATTATAAATCTTTTAAGAGTGCCAATTGCTCATGATTATGAGAGAGCTATTAGCTTCTGTGGTATGCCGAGAAATATATTGGAGCTTGGCGTTGGAGGAGATTCTGCCATAAGTACAAGTATATTTCTTTGTTGGTGTGAAAAGCATAATGGCAGCCTTTTGTCAGTTGATAGGAACCCTCTATCAGGAACAGCTAACAGGTATGGGAAGTATAGTTTTTGGAAGTTTGTTCAATCTGACAGCATAGAGTTTCTTAATTCGATAAATTCCCGCTTTGATATGATTTTTATAGATACAATACACTCATATGCTCATACATTGATGGAACTAGAAATAGCTAGTAAAATGTCGAATTACTTGCTTATGGATGATGCTACATTCGAGGGGAACAATTTTGATGAAATCCCTGGAGGTGTTAAAAGAGCAATAAGTGAATGGCTTGATGATGAAAAAGATTGGCATAAGGTTGAGGTAACTACGACAGATGCGGTCTGTCTTCTGAGGAAGAATGGTTAAGGAACTTAGTGAAGAATATTTCTCCGGTTTCTTAGGTGATTGTATTCATGATTGGAGAGAATACTTTTATCTAAAGTTATCAGGATTTGATTTAGTAAGCCTTGGCTTCAAAGGAGAGGACAAGAATTTGCAAGCTCTTAATGATATTGAATCTTTTAGGGCTTGGTATGGGAGTAAGCCTGAAGTTCCAGAACCTTATCGTGATGATGGGTTTTATGTACAGGAGTTGACCTTTATTTCTGAATTTATAAAGCCTAAAAATATAGTTGAATTTGGCACATCTCTTGGAATTGGTTTAGTTCTATTATATATGCTTAATAGAGGGTCAAGCATAGTATCTGTAGATGATAAGGATTTTCGATATATGCCCGGTAATTTACAAGTTCCTACAGGTTACATTGCATCCTTGAATAATATAAAATATGAATCAATTAGAGGAAAGTCTTGGGAAACTAAGTTGGGGGAAAATTTCGATTTATGCTTTATAGATGCTGACCATTCAGGAGACTCTGTGTGGAAGGATAGTCTGTGGGCTTGGGAGAATAAGTCTGATAGGTATTCTATAATATGGCATGATTATAGAATAGGGAATAAAGAATTTGAAGGGCTTATTAGCTCTATTGATAGATTTTCTGAATATATTAATAGAGATTTATATAGATTAAAGGGAAGTAGTACAGTATGGATACTTTCTTTGTAGACCAAATCATAAACCAAGAAGAACGGAGGATGGAGATGAAAAAAGTAGCAGTAGCTCTAACACATGGCCATGTTGCAAAGTGGTCACAAACAAGCATCTACTCTATCAAGAGTAAAAAGAACGAAAACCCATTCGACATCTATGTAGCAAATTCTTGGCCAGGTCACTGTAGTCTAAAGGCTATAACAGGTACAGAACTGGGGGATGGAGTGACTATTATAGATTGTGTGCGGAGGAAGCATTCTCATGCTGTTGGGCTTGATGAAATACTTGATTTAGTCCATGACAAGTATGAGTATCTCTTCACGATGGAAACAGATTGTATGGCAATGAAGGATGGCTGGCTGGACTGGTTCCTTAGTTTCATGAGGCCTGAAGTCGGGATAGCTGGCTTCTATTGGGATGAGGGACGGAATCATCAGAACATAAATGCCTCTGGGACTATGTACCGCATGAAGATGCTTTGGGACTATCAGCAAGAAGTTAGGGCAAATAAAGACAGGGTTCTTTACCATCCTTCGGGGGATAAGTCTTGTGATGAGCCTGGGCAAGATTCTTCTATACCAGATACTGTTGGAGTCTTTTCAGAGACAAGAGGAATAAAAAATCCTACTCCAGAACAACGTCAGTATATTGAAAGAGGCGTTCCTCAGGCTGCTTGGTTTGAGCCTGGTCAGTGGCTGTACTGTAGGCTTCAGGGCGAGTGGCAAGAAACTAGAGTTCCGGTTGAGCATATTTATATCCAAGCTTGTGGCCATACCCTTCCCGAAGGAACATATTATGGGACTAAGGCAGACCCTTATTTTATCCATTGGTGGGGCGGCACAAGGGCTTGGGACCATCTGAAGCATCCAGTCAATGACAACTTCGTCAAGAGCTGCTCTCCTTTTTGGCTTGATAGGGAACATAAGCTTTGGGAGTCAACAGTCCCTAAAAAGTATAGAGGTATAGTTGCAGACATCTACAAAGAACTTCATATAGAAGGGATGGGGTATGATAAATAATGGAAACTAATCTTGTCGCTGTACAAATAGAGCTAACTAATGCATGTAATTTGAACTGTGCTGAATGCCCACGCTCTTCTATGACAAGACCAGTAGGCCATATGGACATCGAGTTGGCAAAGATTATAGCCAAAGATGCTATTGCTTATAATCCTAACATCGGCCTTAATCTAAATGGTCTGGGAGAGCCATTGTTTTATCCTCATCTTACTGGTTATGTAAAGTATTTGGGGAGTATAGGAATAGAGCATTTTGAGCTATTCCTTAATTGTGCCTATATGCCTGGAGATTTAGATGAGTTATTAAAGGCTATAAATGAAAGTGGTAGCACCGTCCTAATAGCTATGACAAAGCATATGTATGATAAATCCGGCATGAGGCAGGTATTTTCCGATGATGCCTTTACAAGAATTGTTGATAGTTTAGGCCATAATCAGAAAGTAAATATTCATATGAATATGGTATTGAATAAATATCATACAGAAGAAGATATAGGCCAATTCTTCTCTGAGTACAGAAGGTATCTACCTCATGATAATGTCCATGTAACAGAGAAGCTTAACCCTTGGTTTGGTTTGGTTTCAGAATATGCTTGGAAGAATGGCTATGATGAGGGATGTTTAAGCCCCTCTGTATGTGATTATCCTTTTATACTGTCACACGTTGGCTGGAATGGAGATGTTCTTATCTGCTGTACTGATGATGTAAGAGGTGACTGTAAATTAGGGAAAATAATTGAGCCAGGGGATTTGGTAAGGATTTGGGAAGGCAAGGAGATGAATAATATACGGGGTCTTTTTAATAGCTTTTTCTTTTCAAAGAGAGAAAAGGTTATTGCCCCATGTAATGAATGTAACAGAACAGAGTGGCTTAGATATGGAATTCGGTGAGGATTATTTTGAACGAGGAATAGAGACAGGGGTATCTTTATACACTAATTATCGATGGATGCCAGAGGCTACTATTAGATTAGCAATGGCATTCATCGATAAGCTTTGTATAGGTAGACAAAGTAAAATTTTAGACTTTGGATGTGCTAAAGGATATTTGGTAAAGGCTTTCCGTCTGTTATGGAGAGATGCGTGGGGTTGTGATATAAGCCCGTATGCAATTTCTAATTGTGACTCTGATGTTAAGGATTATGTAAAATTATATGATGGATTAGGAATACCATTTGATATTCATTTCGACCTCTGCATAGCAAAGGATGTATTCGAGCATGTTGTAGATATAGAGAGAACCCTTTCTGAACTTAGGGGTAGATGTTCTCATATGTTTGCTGTTATTCCATTAGGTAATGGGTTGAAATATAATGTCCCTGCATATGATTTGGATAAAACCCATATTATCGCTCAAACAGAGATATGGTGGGAGGATGTATTTAAGTCCTGCGGTTGGACCGTCAGAGAATTCAGCTATCGTAAAGAAGGAATAAAGGATAATTGGTCTCAACATAAAAATGGTAACGGGTTTTTTGAGCTTATATAGGAGACAGGATAGTGCTGATAGCTCCAGTCGACATACGTGTTTTGGTTGATTTTAGGGATTGTAGTCTGTCTCATGAAGATAAAATGAAGCTGGTAATCCCTACCAATAATAAGGTTGTAAGGTGTAAGAGCTGTCCATACTTTGGCGGGTATGATTTGAAGAACGGGGCAGCCCTTAAAATAAATTGTTTGCATAAATAGTAAACTTTTGCTGATATTTCAGAAGGGTTCATATATGCCAATTCCAAAGCCAAAGTCAGGAGAGGAAAAGAACGATTATATTAGTAGATGTGTAGAGACTCTGGAAAATGCAGACCCTGACAGGGACCATGACCAGATTCTAGGCATCTGCTATACTAATTGGCGTAAATACCATAGCAAGGAGGGAACCGTGGAAGCAGAAAGATTTTTATTCTTCACCAGCGCAGCAGAATCTCTTAAATTAGAGGATATGGCAGACTTTGACTTTGACAACAATGAAGTTCCTATCCTACTTGCCGACACAAAGCCTACTTATAATAAAACCCGTTTTACGAAGAATGCCATAAATGAGATGAAAGACCGCATAATGGAAAGCGGTCATTTCAAAATCTTTTCTGGTCATGATATGGGTTTCTTTTCTATGGGGCCTGGAACCCGTCCTCCTACAGATTGGGTAGCATCAATTAATCCTGACACTTTAAAGACAGTCACTCATAAGGGCAGCCTTGCCCTTGTGGGAAAGATAAAGGTTTTAGGCGGGACAGAGGAACGACAAGCTCTGAGGGAGTCCATAAAGCAAGACCCGGCTGGCGTCCAGTTCTCTGTTGATGTCCTTATCCCCAGTGACAAGGTTAAACACTCGAAGCAGGGAGAGGAAATCATTCAGGAATATGGAGGAATTGCTGGCTTTAACTCTTGTGACTGGGTGACTTATGGGGCGGTGGAAGATGCTGGCATCTTCTTCCAACGTTTTTCTCAAAAGTTGTATAATCAATTAAAGGAGGTGAACAAGATGACACTAGCGGAATTCAAAGAACTGCACCCTGATGAGTACCAGAAGATGTTCGACCAGGTCACTCAGGAAGTCGGGGCAAAGCTCTCTGAAAAGACAGAACAGGAAAAGGCAGATGCTATCAAGGCCGCTCTGGCTGAGAAGGAGTCGGCCTTTCAGGTTGTTCTTGGAGCAGAGCTTGGCAAGTTCGAGGGTAGAATTAAAGTTCTCGAAAGCGAGAACAAGGAGAAGGACAAGAAGATTGCCAAGATGATTGGGGATAAGCTTGAGTCCAAGGCTGAAGGCATTATGGATTCGATGCTTTCCGAGTCTCCGGTTAAGCCTCGTCTTTTCTCGAAGGTTAAGAGTCTGTTTGACATTGATGCCTATATCAAGGATGATGTTCTGGATGAGAAGGCTTTGAGGGAAGCTTTCACTGAGGAGCTGAAGACCTGGTATGGCGAAGATGACAAAGAGATTCTTGGTGGTGGACACAGCAACTCAGGACAGAATGCCGAGATTGAGAAAGATATCGCTCTGGGCAAAACTATTTTCAATAAGTATTTCGGAAAAAAGAATAAAGGAGGTGATAAGTAATGGCTGAAAATACACCGAGCCAGACTTTTTTCGGTTATGATGCTGGAAGGAAAAAAGATTGCCTGATTGGGGAGAACTTTCAGGCAATCCCGGTTACAATTGATACGACAAGATTTGGTTCAGATACCGAGTCAATAAAAGGCCCACGGCTTTGGGTTAGGGGTAATGTATCCCCTTACTATGCATATCCCTATGGGTTTGGGGGAGAGGTTTCGAGCGTTTCCACTAAGTATGTTACGCTTGTGAATGCTGCCGACTCATACCATTTCGTTGTCGGGGATAGAGTATCATTCTTCGACTATACCACAGGTGTTTTTGGTGGCGTTCAAGGCTATGTAACTGCCGTAGATAATACGACAGGAATTGTAACCCTTGGGAATACTCTTACTGGATTAACGGGCGATGACCTTCTTGTTGTGGTAAGTGGCGAGGACTGTGGCTGGATTTGCTCTGGTCAGCTCTCTGATATGAATGCTTGTGTTATACTTGAGGATGTTGAGCTTTCGAGTGCATCTGATAGCGGAACTAAAGCGTACATCGAAGGGACATTCATAAAGAGTGAAGTTAAAGGCTTTCAGTGGCTTCCTGCCGGCCAGACTATTGCGAAGGATATGTTCAATAAGAACAACAACCAGAAACTTCATTTTATTGATATTGTTACATAACGAGAGGAGGTGAGTATAGATGGCTGGAGATTTTTTACTTAAACTGAAAGACCAAAATATATTCAGGCCCACAGTCATGGACACCATCGTCAACGAGTTTGAACCTGATCCTGACCAGTTCATGTTTACGGAAGCTTTCCTTCCTTTTAAAGAAGTGGATAGCCTGGATGTTATAGATATGGTGCAGTTTGGAGCCTATGGCCGAACTTATCCGGTACGGCTTGGTGCTGACCATATGAGAATCGACTTGCCTGGGCAGGCATACAAGCAGTATGGCTCAGCGCACTGGCGAGAAGGTATGATTTTCAACGAGGAAGTCCTCCTGCGGGCAATTAACCCTGCCGCTCCCCTGGAGCGTATTGGGGAAGGCCTGGTAACTAAGGGACTCGACCTGCTTGATCTTCGTATCAACAACCTCATCGAACTTATCTCCATGGATACAGTTCTTCGGGGGTTTTACCAGGAGGACAGGTGGGATGTAAACTATACCTTTAACCCGAACATTGCCGGCTTCAGGTATATTGACATTACCAGTTCCTCAGGTTCCCATCGGGTTCGATGGACTACCTCTGGAAGCTGGGATGTTCCTGCAACGGCAGACCCGTTGGCAGATATCAAGGGGGCGGTTCAGTTCTTCAGAAAGCTGGGATATGAAACTTCCAGAATCTGGATGAACGACCTGACAGCAGCCAAGGCAGAGGCGTGTACCTCTTTTCAGACTCAGATAGCCAGAGCACCCCAGCTCGTTGTTGCAAACATCGAGAATGAGGCTGTGTTCCAGGTTCTGACTGGGCTGAAGGGACAGTCGATTAAGATAGACTCCCGTGTTTATCACGAGGAGACCAGAATCCGTATCGCTTCGGGGGCAAGTGATACAATCCTGTATGTTGAGGATTCAGCACCCTTCCATTTAGGGGATGACCTGCTAATCACAACTTCTGCAGGAGTTCAGTATATTGTTCAGCAATTGACATCTGAGCCGAATGCCAATGCCATCACTATTCCTGCTGCAATCAGTGCTGCACTGGCCGTTGGCGACAGGATTGTTGCCTTGAAAAAGAGAATGAAAACGAATTATATCATTCTCGAAGGCCAGAAGTCGTCAAGAACCTCTAACAATAACTGGATTTCCACTCCGAGCTTGGTGAAGAATAGCTCCATCGGCAATCCGCTGCCTGGACGCTATACTTGGAGCCACTTCCAGACCGACCGGCCTCCGTTCAATATGGAGATTGGTGCTGGTATTAGTGGTGGACCAAAAATCGGCGAGGCAAACTGGATGGTTGTAAAAGTAAGCGACACTGATGATGATATAACCTGGTTATAATCATCATGAAGAGTTAGAACCCGAAGGCAAGCCTCTGTTCCATAAGAGGCTTGCCTTCTCTTACAAGAAGGAGAGGCCAAGATGGTACAAAAAAACAAGTTCAACGAAGATGTACAAAGAGTTGATATGGCCAAAAGGCTAAAAGAGAGGCTTGCCCGTAAGCAGGAAGAAAAAAAGGAAGAAAAGCCTTTACCTAAATCAGAAGTTAAAAAGTCTATTCTTGTGTACCAACCTCAATTTAAGGACATGCGTCCTTACTCTGTAATCCCTCCAACTCATCCTGTCTATAAGCATTACTATGGATTTGCTAAGCAGTTTGTTATAGCTGGAGGATACCCTATAGCTGAATTTCTTAGCCAGCATAAGGCAGATAAGTTTGCTGACCGTATAACTTATTTGCCTGATGGCAAAGAGGAGCCTTCCGATGACTCAGAGCGAGTTAGTAATTAAATGCCAACAAGAAATTAAAGGATTGTCAAGCGAGCTTGTTGATGATGATTATGATAATGCCTATTCGGAAGCTGCCGATGAGTTGAGCTTTGGCTGTCCTACAGATGACACTTTTCGAATAAAATGGTTAAAAAAGCGGTTGAAGAGACACATCGTGTCTTATCTGTATGATGCTGCATTGGTCAATTTTGATGTTCCGAAGGCAAAACTTCAGCAGATAGTTAATAATTATCGGGACAGGTTAGCTGAGATGGATTCCGAGTATGAGTTGGCTAAGTCGGAATACCCTGTAGAGTTTGGTATTCTTACTGCTGAGACTGAGGGTGATGCTTTTGGTCAGACCGTAAGTACTGGATTTGTCCAGGACAGCAGGACAGGAGAGGATTTGACCTATGAGGTTGAAGATTCTGTTCTGATAAATAATAGAGGTGAGTGATGCCGGTAGGTGACCAAATATCAAAAGTCATCCGTAAGATAGGAACCCTGTGCACCAGGCTGAGCGATTCTGCAGAAGATTACCTTGACATAGAGGTAGTGTTCCATGGGCCAGCTGTTTCTCAATATCAGTCGATAATGCAGTTCATACGGAAGTTCTCCATTAAGTATGATACAATATTTGAGAATGGCAACATAATACAGAACTCTGTATCGGATGAATATTACCTGGTAGCCTCTATGGTTCCAGAGCAGCTCCTGAATTCTGGAATGAATAACTATGGTATGCTATATGTATGTAATGCTGTAGCAAGACTTGACAGAGTAGTTGGGTATAGGGATAATAACACTATGGAGTATGTCTATTCTGGCTCTATAGTAGAACCTACTATGTATGGGTGTCTTGTGACTCAAAAGATAGAGCTTGTTGCTCGGAATCAAAGCTCTGTAGAGGAGGATAATCGCTGGTTTTATACCTCTGCTGATTATGATGTAAAGGTGGAGGATACCATACAGATGCCTACTGCTTCAGAAAAATACAAGGTGGATACAATAGATAGAGTCAACCTTCCTGGCTGCCTGATTATACAGGCCAAACAGGACACAAGAATCTAAGGAGGTACAAAAATGGCAAGAATAGTTTTTCATGGCGACAATCCGTATGGCAAGGGAGCTAATGGTAAATTCAATAAACAAATCCTTAATCAGATTTCTGACAATAGGATTATTTGCTTGTGTTATAATGCATATTATGCAAATCGTCTTTTCCAATCTGATGAAATACATAATATAATTTCTGTCGGAACAAAAGAGGATACATTAGGAATTCAGGAACTGCTCAACTTTTTGAGTAGTGGAGGGTATGATTTATTCCTTTCTAATAATGATATATGGAGAATGTGGGAAATATATAAACAATCACATTTGATACATGAAAAAAGTGGGTTTAAATGGGCACAAGTTTTCCCTTGTGATTCTGACTCTGTTAAGGATGATTGGTTACAAATTCTTAGCCGTGTAGATTTGCCTATAGTTTATAGCCGTCATGGATATGAATTATACAAACCTCATGTACCAAAGCTCCGGTACTTAAAGCCTTTTGTGGACTCTGAAGTATTTAAGCCTTTGGAAGATAAAGATGAAATAAAAAAATCATTGTTCGGAAGTAAAGACCTTTTTGTTGTTGCGGTCATAGCAAAGAACCAAATAAGAAAAGACATAATAAGAACTTTGGAGATATTCAAAGTATTTTCAGAAAAGAGAGGTGATGCAATTCTTTATTTGCATATGGAGGCAAATGATAGGTTTGGAACTAATCTTAAAGATGCAGTTATTAAGATGGGGATTAAGGATAGGGTTGCATTCAAAAAAGACAGCTTAGAGATAACTACGGAAAATCTTAATAAGCTGTATAATGGAGTAGATGCGCTCTTGATTACCAGTCTTGCAGAAGGTCTTTGCTTTCCGATAATTGAAGCTCAGTTGACTGGGCTACCTGTTATAGGTTCTAAAAATACCGCAATAACAGAGCTTTTATCTGATGGGAAGGGGTTTTTGATAGACTGTAACTCTGGTCATTTGACTCTTCCTATGTGGGAAAGAGGAGGGGTTACTCATGACCCAAGAATGAGGGCGAATATAGAGCAGGGTGTGGATTATTTGAATATGATTGCTGATAAAAAATATCCTAACTCTATCATAGAAAATGCAAGACTAAATGCCCTTACCTATGGTGATAAAAAATCAATAAGAGGCATACTTCAGCCTTTAATAGAGTCGATTGTTGAAAAGAAGAAGGTTATTCCTAAAAGAAAAGAAAAGATTCTTTTCATTCAGCACTCTTCTGCTGGCGATGTTCTTATAACTACTGGGTGCTTTAAGGGGATTATGGAAAAGCACAGCAATAGGGAAATGGACTATATGACAAGCAAACAGTTTTCTGATATATTAGTAGGGAATGGTTATATATCAGAGATATTGGAATGGGATAAGGAGCTGATGGCTCAATATAAACAAGTATATTGGCCACATGAAAGAATACGGACAGGTAATTGGGGGACTCAGGATATTCCTCTCTGGGCGATGCATTCTCTGCTCTGTGATGTTGATTTTGACAAGATGTACATAGAGCAAAAGGAGATAGATAATCCGTCAATAAAGGGTATGATTTCTGGAGGTAAGTATATAACTCTTAACAATCAGGGTGGTCACCCCTATCGCTTCTATCCTTGGATGAGTGATATAATCAGCATGGTCAAAGGTGTTAGCTTTATTCAGATTGGCGGTAAAGATGATGCCCCAATAGAGGGGGCTATTAATTTAGCTGGCAAGTTAAGCTACAGGGAAAGTGCATATGTTGTTAAGAATGGAATTTTCCATATAGGGGTTGATAGTTTTTGTTCACATCTTGCCGCTGCTGTTGATAAACTTCAAATCTGCATATATGGCTCTGGGGCAAGAAGGGTTACTAAACCTAAAGGATTGACTGTAGACATTCAGCCAAATTATATATTGACTTGCCCGATACTGGGGCCATGTTGGGGGAATAGAGCTGGATGTGATGCTCCATGTATAAAGAGCCTTTCTCCAAAGAGCATATATCCTGTAGTTAATTTAATGCTTGAGGGATTCGATAGAGGGCTTTCTAATGATAAAGTATTGGATGAAGTTAAGGCCAGTTTCAATGGATAAAAATGATAGATATATCCCTTGAGAAGAAGGATGTTGACCGGATATTCTCCCGTCTCACTCAGATAAGTAAGCGGGTTCAGACTGCTGTCTACAGCGAGAGAGGCGAATTAAGAAGGGCTGGCCATATGTACATAGAGGAGGTCGAGGCATCAATTACTGTTGGCCGTGGTATGTCTAATATTATTAGTTATTCAGGCTCTTCCCGTAAAATATCCACTCAAGGAGGAAAGGTAAGGCATCTTACTCAGACCTATTTAGATTGGAAGAGGAAAGTTACCAGTGCATTTGGTCTTTCTATATGGCAGCTGACTGGCTCTGTGCTCAAGAATTTGCAGGTAGTCCGGCCAAGAGCAAACCCAAGTATAATATTGGCCGGTCTAATGAAGAACTCTGCGAGGACTTTTACTCAATGGGCCTATGATGGGATAAAGAGAAGGATACGGGGTACGAAGGGAACTTGGTATGCCAGGGTATTAGAGTATGGGTATAAGGCAATTAAAGCCCGCCCGGTGTTTGGCCCATCATTTACCCGTGTTATGCCAAAGGTTAAATCTATGTTCCGGTTAGTAATTCTGGATATAAAAAATATATGGAGCGGGGTCTAAAATGGATGCCAGCTTAAAGTTAATCAATTTAAGGAAATCTTTGGTTAAGTTCTTCAAGGACAGCTTGATAACAATCGAAGGGCTGTCAGTGGTTTTTGATGAATGGATACCTGAGTTTGTAGAGACAGATACTTCTAATGATGCCTGGGTTTCTATAAACTTTGCTAGACCTAACTTTGGAAGAGTAAGTACAATCGATGTTGTCATATTCATCAGAACCCGTAAAGACCTTGAGGGCTGGGATAATAACCGTCTTTATGACAAGGTTATGAATTACCTTGTATCATCTGATTCAGACCGTAAGGTGGTGACTCTTTATAACACCGAGGTTACTCCGTGGGTAGCTATAGGTGGTGTGTCTTTTTACTTAAGGTCGGGAGATATGGGGGAGGAAGAAATGGATTTAACCAATATTTCTATTATAAACCTACAGGCTACTTGGGGGGCAAAACTCTAAAAGGGGTAAACATTATGGATAATGTTAAACAAAATCCTATTAAACAGAGAAGAGTGATGTGGCTGTATTGTGAACGTTGCGGGAAGAGGTTACTCAGAAGGCTATCGAATGGATTGTTTGAATTTGAATATGGAAGGGCTAGGAATAACCCGAATGCTTTGGCTAGAGTTAGAATGCATATATATGGCGATATACAGATGTATTGTATTAATGTTAACTGTAATCACTTGAATGAATTCAATATGCTTCCTGTTCCGCCTAAAAGCAGAGAAGCACTTAACCAAAAAGAAGGAGGTGAATAAAGTATGGCTATTACTCAGACTGGACCATTAACAAAAGACCCTAATAGATTAGCATTGGGGCTTGCTCAGATACGTGTTGCTCTGTCTACAGTTACTAGTGGGCAGGCAGGGTATGTTGGGGCTTATACTGCTGTGCTCCAGGCAGCAAACTCTATGGGTGCTATGGCCAGTACAAAGCTTATGATTGAGCGTGAGTATTTCTCTCATGAAGCAGGATTCCCTCTCCTGCAGGATGCTCAGCTCCCCATTCGAGAGAATGCGAGCCTTGAGTGTGCGTTTGAGGAAATCGACCCGCTTAACATGAACATTGCAGCTGGTAAAGACCCATGGACGGATGGTAGTGGGCAACTTCCTATCGGGGCTATGGAACTTCCAGCCTATGTGCGAATGGAGGCTCATTATACTTATCCGAATCAGGATTCCATGTATGTCATCTTTCCCCGTGCTCAAGTTCTCTCGAATACAGAACTTGACCTAAAGAAGGAGGAGAATACATCTGCTACCGTAACATTTAAAGCCAATCGTGCAGATTCTGGTGTAACCGGAGGTCACTCTGTATGGAACTCTTGCCCGCTTGGACGGATATACTGGTCTTAATGCGGTGAAATTACAAATAGCCGTAGGAGAGGGGATTTCACCCCTCTCCTGCAGGCTTTATCAAAGAAGGAAGCTAATATGGAATACAACGAGGAATTACAAGTATTAAAGCCTAACCTTAGCACCCTTGCTATAGGACGGAAGAGATTAACCAATATTACTATTCTGCCGCTCTCATTTTTCGACCAGGAAAGGCTGTTTTCTCAGGTATCGTCTGCTGTAGCCGAGGCTTTGAGTAACCTGGATAAAATCGAAGACATCAATGTCCTTCTCTTCATCAAAGATATAATAACTAAGAATATAAAAGACATAATCAGTTATGTGGTTGACCCTGAAGAAGAGCTTGACATGGATATCATCTTAAGGTCTATCACAAATGAGCAAGTTCTCAAACTTGTTGGCATAGTTTGGGAGGACAACTATGCTGGCCCTTTCGAGAGAGAGGGGAAGGTGCTGCTGGAAAAGATACAAAAGGCATTTCCATCGGCTACGTCCTTACAACCATCTGTGAGCGATACACCATCCCCCTCCGAACCATCACCGGAAGTTACCGAAACGGAGGGCTGACGCTTCCACAGATTGAGATGATGTACCGTCAGTCCGAGGAACGCCACTTTGCTATACTTGACATAGTGGCAAAAAGTTTAGGGGGAAAAGAGAATACAAAGGCCGAGGGTGAGGCCAAAGAGCTTCAGTTCTCAAAGGCATATAAAAATCTCTCCATACAAGAACAGGAAGAGCGCACAAAGACAATGAAGGGCTTTCACAAGAATCGCATTTCAAATCTATTTGGAAGGAAAGAAGTTGGAGTTGGATAAGGAGAGATTCAAATGGCTGCAGGAGGCTCTAACAATCTAGAACTTGGAGTTGTCTTTAAGGCTACGGTCAGTAAGCAGTTTGACCGGGAGATTGCCGCCCTTAAAGAAAAAATTAAGAAGCTCCGAGAGGACATACGGAAAGTAGTATCAGAGTTCGCCAAGATTAACAAGTTTGACCTTGGTGGCCTACCTAAGTTACGTGATTACCTGCGTGATATAAATAACTACTACAAAAATATAATTCAAACTGCCGGCAGGGCCAGTAAGTCTATGCAACAGCTGGCCACAGCTGCCAATACGAGTGAAGTGCACATGAGCAAATACTCACGTGGATTTGCCATGAATATGGAGGAGTTTCTAGCCAAGACAGTTAAGTTCTTTATAGTCTGGCGTACCTTTTGGGCTGTCTTTAATTGGCTTAAGACGGTCATATCCGACTTTAAAGAATTTCAAAAAGAGCTGGGAACTACGGCTGGCGTAGTTATGGCCACTAAGTCCGAGTTGGTTGGACTTAAGAATGCAGCCTATGAGACCTCTAAGATAACAGGTATAGCCTTGAGTGAAGTGGCTAAAGGTATGACCGTATTGGCCCAGGCTGGCTTAAATGCAAAGGAAACTATGCTGGCCTTGAAGCCTATTGCTCTGCTGGCCAGAGCTACCGGAACCTCCTTCGAGGCATCCTCGAATGTAGTCACGACAGCTATGAGGGTTTGGAACATAGAAGCTGATAGGGTAGGGAATATAGCAAATGTAATGGCTGGTGCGGCAAACTTTTCCAAATTGACCATAGAGGGGTTAAGCACCGCCTTTAACTATCTTGCCCCGACTGCTAAACTGGCAGGGTGGAATCTTGAACAGGCAGCTGCAGCAGCAGCAGTTCTGACCAATGCTGGAGTAAAGGCAAGTACGGTTGGAACGGGTTTATCCAACTTTCTCAGCAACTTGGCAGCAAAGACCCCGAAGCTTGCCAAGCAAATTAATGAAGCTGGGGGGAGCATAGAGAACCTTTTCGATAAGATGGGCAATGTTAAGCCCATGCAGGATATTATTAAATACTTCGTTGAGCTCAGGAAGGGAGGGTTCCAGCTACAGGATGTATTCCAGGGTTTAGAGATGAGGTCGGGGAGGTCGTTGGGAGCTGCCCTGTCTCAGACCTCTCAAGCATTTGCTATGATGGAGGTTAGGCTTCAGCACTCCACCTCGTTGGGGATTATGTTTGCTCAAGCGATGCAACCCGCTACCGTAAAGCTTGACCTTCTGATGAATAAGATAAAGATTGATATAATGCAAGTATTTGATAATTGGTCTAATGCTATATATAGCCTTGTAAAGGCTCTTACCTTTTTGGCAAAAGTTTCTATCCCATCTGTTATAATTGCCTTAGTTCTCCTGGCATCAAAATTTATAATGCTTAAGGCTGTCGCTATGGCTACTGCATCAGCATTGGCTCGTGGAGAAATAATATTCTTAAGCTATAGCTTATCAGCTAATGCTGCCGCTTCCTCTGTTTATGTTTTGGGGAATGCATTAAAATGGCTTACAACAACTACATTGGGCTGGATTACTTTGGGATTAGCAGCAATAGCTGTTATCTATGGAATTTATAATGCTTTCAAAAAGGAAAAGATTTCTATTGAGGAGATAAATGCTAAATATGCCGAACAAGAAGGGCTTCTGATAAAGACTTCTGCTGCCGTTGAAGACTTATTGGTCAATATGGATGATATGACAGATACGAAGAGGTCGAAAGCGGTTTCTGACTTAAATAACTATTTGGGGCAATTGGGCATTAAGACTAGGCTTGCTACGAGTGATGTCAATAAGCTAAAGGATGGATTGAAGAAGGTTGCCGACTTGATACATGATAAGTTCTTGAACATTCAGGCAAAGAAGCTTTTAGATATTGATTCATCTGGGTTGCCTGAGATGAGGGATAAGTTAGAAGAAATATATAGCACCATAGAGAAGATAGATAACAAGGCTCTTTCGGTTGTAGGGAATTTTAAAGAGTGGATGAAGGCTATAACTTGGATGGGGAAGAATGGGCCTAGTAAGGGACATATATTTTTTACAGATGATGATTGGGCAAGCTATAGAAAGAACCTTATTGATTCCGCTTCCACAATCCAGGACTCTATGGATAAGATAAATGCTGCATATGAGTCTGGTTACAGTGGGTTTTTGGAAAAAGGAACTCACCCAACTCAGGTTGTTAAAAGGCTCTTAAAGTCTTTGGGCATTGATGAGTTAGAACAGGCTCCTAAATTAATTCAGGATAGGATTAGAGAGATTTGGAAATCTTATAATTTAGCTTTATTCCAGAAAAAGGAAGCTGAGAAAAAGGAAGCTGAGAAGCCTAAACCTGGCGAAAAGACTCTTCAACCTACAGACCAGGCGGTAATTGATGCAGAGGCATCTCTCAATAGGGCTAAGTCTCAATATGATATAATGTTTGCATCGGAGTTCTTTAACTATGATAAGTTAAAGGCCAAGGCAAATGAAGTTGCTGCCGCTGAGATGGCATTGGCAAAAGCCAAGCATGAACAGGATAGGCTGGCAACCACAGATTCTGGAGAATGGTTAAAGAAACAGTATGAGTTTGAGAAAATAACCTTGCCAAAAATCAGGGAGGAAGCAGCAAGGCGTCTGGAAGCAATCGAAGAGAGGCATAGAGACCAAGTCCGTAGGCGTATGGACCTGGAGGAAGAGATTGGCAGGACTATGACAGAGGTAGCCCTCCTGCAGGATGGCCAGAGTGCCCGCCTTGATATCCTAATTGGCCAGAGGAAAAAGATAAATGTCGAGATAGAGAAGCAGAAGGCTCTCCTGGCAGAAATATCTGGACAAATTCCAGCCGATGAGCAGGCAAGCCTCAAGCAGCTTAAGCTACGTGCTGAGGCATGGAAGGATATAAAGAATGCACAAATAGAATCCCAAAAGGTCAGCAAGCAGATAGTTGATACAATAATGGACAACAACCCCCAAATCCTCAAGTCCTATGATGATTATATAAACAAGGAGATGGAGCTTTCCCAGATGAAGATTGAATCTGGGAAGTATAATAAGTATCAGCTTCTCGACCAGCAGAAGAGGGTTGTAGAGGCAAAGGCTGTTTGGTTGGCTCAAAAGATAGCTATGCAGGATTTTGCCATAGCACATGCCAAGGAGTTTGGGGTAGCAGATGCAGATGTTCAGAAGTATAAGAATGAGCTGATGGGTATGAAGGCTGACTTTGCCGAGTTGGGGAATGAGGTAAGTAAGATTCCAACATTCTGGCAAAATATTGCACGTCAAATTGGGGATTCTATCCAGAATGATATATCCTCCAAGCTTGGCGATTTAATTACTGGGATAGGAGACTCTAAGGATGCTATGCAGGAGTTTCTTGACTCAATGAGGTCTTCCATCGGGAAAACCATTGCCCAACTTCTTATATTTACAACCCTCTGGAACACAGTTGGTAAGTTTGGATTTGGAGCGAAGTTGCTCGATATGATGGGAATACCGAAGCCTGGTGGCGGCACATCCGAAGTAAATCTTGAAGCGATTAAAAAGGCCACAGTACTTTCGACTACCATTGAGCAAGGTATTCTTCTCCAGCTCCGGTCTATGGCAGGAATGGGAGGATTAACCCCTGCTGTTGCTGGTGCGGGGGGAGAAGAAGGTGGTGCAGAGAAGTTGTTTGGCATGTTTGCGATGTTTATGTCAGGTGGTTTCTCCAGAGGTGGTATGATACGGAAGTATGCAAATGGTGGAATGGTATGGCCAGGAAGGAAGGACAGTGTTCTGGCAGCTATGGAGCCAGGAGAGTTCGTCATACCTGCCGGAGTTACAAAGATGATGGGCGAGAACATGCTCAATAGGCTACGGGAGGGGAAAGCTGGAGAGTATGGAAGCATGAAGGAGAAGGGGGCAGGGGTTGCTATGCCGACTTTGAACAGTTCTACAACTAACCTGTTCCAGATAAGTGCTACTGATGCTCCGAGCTTTTCCCGGCTTCTTGCCACTCGTCCAGCTCAGGAGATGATAGCTAACGGGATATCAAATAAGTTCCGGCACAACTCTCCGGTCAGAAGGGTTATCAGAAAAGGGAGATAGTATATGTCAGAAGCAGTTTTCAAATGGCAGCCTCACCTGGCTACTGCAATTAGCTCTGTAAAGTATGATACTTTGATAAGTAACTTTGAGAACGGCATGACTCAAAGGCGAAGCCGTTTCAACAGAGAGATAGGAGTTTGGAAGTTTATCTACAAAATGTCGCTTATGTCCCACTCGGATATGATTCGGGTACAGGATGAGATTCTGGAGTTCTTTAAGGCTCGAAAGGGCAGCTATGATAATTTCTATATTCCTAGTTGGGAGTATGAGTCGAAGTATGCAAGCAAGGATGTGACAAACAAAATAGTAACAGTGACAACAGACTCCACAGTTAATGGGGTTATGACTAAGTTGGGATTCTCGGCCACTGTGGGTGCTCAGGGAAATTTTGCCTGCCTATGCAGTAGGTTTGGAACTTCTGTAGAGGTAGGTCAGGTTGACACCCTGGGTACAAACACTATAACCTTTAAATCTTCTCTGTCTGGAACCTTTGACACTTCTTATTTGGTCATGAAGGCATTTAAGGTATATTTCGAGGCCGATGACTTTGAGAGGAATTGGAATACCCCGTTTGCCTGGGATAAGGAAATAACTTTCATAGAGGATATTGGAGGCTTGTATTAGTATGAGGAAGTTGCCAGAAGCCTTTATTGAAGAGGCTAAGAAGCAGACCAATACTCCGATAGACCTGATAGCCTTTGAAGTAACCCCATCATTTACCAGCTATTGTAGGACGGGTACTACTGGTCAGGTTGTCACAATAGACCCGATAACAAGCGGTGCGATAATTGATTGGGAGACAGATGTTGGGCTGGACATAAATACAGATATACAAAATTGTGTAGCCAATTTAGCATCTGGAACTGCCTGGATTATGGGTTGTGATGAGGGACTGAATTCAGGGGCAAATAGACTGGTCACTGGATACACAGATGGTCAGATAACTTATTCAGGGCAAATGCCATATAGTTTTATTTTCGATGGGGATAACCCTGACAGGGTGAGGCTCTCTAAATATCTATTCCTGGCAGTTGCTAATGCCCCAGTTGGATTCTTTGTTCCCGATAGCACAGAGACTGATTCTTGCTCGATTACCTATGTTCCATTCCCTATGTCCATAGAGCCTATAGGTTCTAACATAAGCTTCGAGATAATGGATATGACGGTTGCTGTATCCAATATAAACAAGGTGGTTGGGAATGCAATCCAGACAGCTAATGGCTTAAGAGGGAATAGACTATACCATATGAAGGTCTTCAATGACCTGCTCTCGGATAAGTCCTATTGCATTAAAGAGGTTATGTATATAGACAGCATAATTATCAGTCCAACAGAGGTTTCTTTCAAGCTGGAGAGCAAGTTCAATATCATTGATGTAGAGATTCCCTTGAGGATGTACTATAGGGATTTTTGTGGATTTACCTACAAGAGTCCAGAATGTGGATATGGATTTGACTATTATATCGGGGCAGGGGTGAATGCAAGCGGACAATACCCTCTGGCATCTGAGGACAACTGTGACCATACTCTGAGAGGGCCAAATGGATGCCTGGCCCATGACAATACATGCCGCTTCGGCGGGTTTATGGTAATACCACCTACTTAGTATGAAATCGCCAAATAAATTAACCGGATGGAGAAGGTTTCTTGGAATTCCCTATAAGCATTTGGGCAGGGACTGGAAAGGTTTAGACTGTTATGGGTTGCTTATGCTCTATTGTAAGGAGGTTTTAGGGGTAGAGCTGAGGGATTGGTGGTATGAGGAGAATTGGTCTAAGAATGGAAATGACTATTTTACAGAGAATTATCAGCAGTATGCTTACCGGGTCGATAAGCCTAAAAGGCATGATGTTGTTCTTATTTGTAGTGATATTAATGCATGGGTGCCAAATCATGTTGGGATATTAGTCGAGGAGCCAAATGTTATCATCCAAGCTCTACGAAGCGGTGTCGTGAGAGGGAATTTATACAGCCCTTTGATAATAAATCGAACAGAAGGGTTTTATCGAATAAGGACAGGAATATAGTATGGCTCGTTTTACTCTAATAACAAATCCACTTACTGGTGATAGACTTGACTTTACTTCTTCTGAAGGAACGATACCAGAACTTATAGTCAAGTTTGTTAAGGCTTGCCCAAAGCTGTCTACATATGTTTTCAATAACCATCATTCCATACGTCTAAATAAAGAACTTATAGACCTGAACAATATAGCAAAGATACCTCTTAGGGATAGGGATACCGTATTGATGTATCCTAATATCCATGTCCCTGTGGCGATATATGCTGTTATGCAAGCTGCCGCCTCTGCTGCCGCCTCTGCTGCAGGTCTTACCAGTACAATTGGTGGCTCTGCTGTTGCTGCTGGAGCATCTGCTGGAGCTGCTGTTGGAACGATTGGTGGAACTGTTGGGATTTCAGCCGGTCTGAGTAGTTCAATACTGGCTGCCTCTTATGTAGGAGCAGCAATAGGAACTATCGCCCCTATGGCAGCCCTGACTGCTGCTATGCAGCTGTTTGGGCCAAATAAGCCATCTATGGGGAATAGTGATGGTGGTATGGGCGATAGCTCTCCAACCTATGGTTGGGAAGTGCGGCAGATGGGGAATGAGGGAATCCCTGTTCCCATAGGATATGGAAGATATAAGACGGGCGGGAATGTAATTTCTGTCTCAACTCAAAGTAAGCTCCAATTGAGCTACGAGTGGACATCTGCTAAAGATATAACTATGCAAGGAACCGGTATCCCGAATCTTATTGCTGTTCCAATCTGTCCATCCAATATCCGTGTCGTTGGGGCGATACCATATGTAAACATAGGCCTGATTGGCCTTTGGCCTCCGATTAGAGGGTTTGCATGTACACTGGATGAAAGCATCTGGCTCTATACAGCTTTTTATTTTAGGCTGTGGAGCTTTGGGGGTTTAAAGAGGCTTATTGGGAGGATAGTACATGCTATAAATGAGGGTTTATTCCCTGGGATGAAGAACCATGCTACGGTCTTCCAAAGATTTATGCAAGCCTTTTCACGGCATGGGTTCAAGCAGGTACTTCAGAATGAAACCAAATGGGGGAGCGGGAAAACCCTTATAGATAGGATTCGTGACATAATAGGAAATTCTACAGAGGACTCAGACGCTATACATGAATATATAGACAACAACCTTTTGGCGACTGTCGATGTTGAGACGGATATAGACACCGACACAGCAATATCTGATTCTGTTACGTCCATGACCACTGTAACAGAAGGTGAGGAGGAATATTATAGCCAATATAATGTAGACTATACAGATGCTCATCTTACCACTCTGGGGACTATGGTAAAGGAATGGTGGAATGAATTAGTGCAGGATGCTGCCTATACCAAACGCTTTACTATGACTCCTTTGATAGCTCCTGGACTTACGGGTGGAAGATTTGTGCATATGTTTGACTCGTATTCCAGTAGTGAAGATAATATGGGGGGCTATCTGGTCGGGTTTGTTGCTTGGACTCCAGAAATGGTCACTGAGCTTCTCGCTGGAGAGGTGCCTGTTGCCAAATGGTACATCTCTGATATGAACTTCCTTACATGGATTGCAGGAGAGTTAAAGATAGGTGACTCTACTCTTCCATTTCCGAAAATATCTCTTTCCGAGGAGCAGATTCTTCATCAGCTTACAGCTTTAGGAGAGGGTGAGCTGAGTGGCATAGATAAGATTACAGTGAACAACATACCTATAGATGCTGTGCCGGGGACTGACTTTGTGTTCTTTAAGGGTGCCAATACCCAAAGGCTCTCTGGCAGCGAGGCAAGATTTGTAGATGCTGTGCGCTGGTACCAGAAGGCTGGAATGGAGAAAACCGTCAGCCGTGAGCTGAAGGATGTAGGGGATTCTGCTAACTTTAATAGTACTGCTGAATGTAATAATGTAGAGATAAAGATAGACTTCACTGCCTACCATACCAACCGTAAGGGGCACATAGAAGACCTTGGCGATTATCCGATGAGGTTTGCTATCCTTACAGGGTTCCAGGATAATATAGTGATGGAAGAGCTGGGGATAAATGACATCAATTCCTTGGCTGGAGACTTCCTCCTTAATAATAGGTGTATGGCCAGGATTTATGATTTTTATGGTGGTACTACAGTACTTTGCCATAAAGTCTACTATGCATTTGAGCTTTTGGCTTGGATAACCAAAGTAGTCGAGTGGATACTTTTCTACCAGTCAGAAGGGTATGAGGTTGATGCAGCCGGAAGGATGGCGAATGACCTCAACATTAGCTTTGACAGCGAAAGGTATGAATCAGAGGCTGAGTATAGGTTTAATATACGTGATACAATAGCAGCAAAAGGTGATTATTGGACTGTTGAAAGTGTTTTGAAAGAATATAACTTTGGCGACAGGAATAAGAATGTATCAGGGATAACTGCATTCTGTAATATGATGGGGATAGAGTTCAATGAGCAGACTTATGCAGACCCCGCCGAATTGACATATAAAGAGCAAATGACCAACACAATACGGGATGCTATGAATAGTTTGTTCATAGGTGTTGGGAAAAAGCTTACCGTTAAGGTTGTCCGTCTTACAAAAATAGATGACGATGCTCATCCAACCTATACCGACAATATGTATGTTAAGTCGTTTACCGAGGTAACATACTCTGCATATGACTATCCAAACACCGCACTTGGAGCATTGGCTATTCGAGCCACAAATGAGTTCAATAGCAGTCCTCCAGAAGTTTTATATAACATTAAGGCGAGGAAGATAAGAACTCCGAAGCTGTTCCTTGCCAGTGATGGTACTACAAGAGTACGGAGAGAGTTTTCATGGTTCGATGAAGATATAAACGCATACCGTAGCACTATGGCATCTGGTGCTGTGTGTGTAGAGGATATTACCGATTGGGGATATGAATTCTGTGACAATCCTGTCTGGTGTTTGTATGACTTACTTATTAATCGAAGATTTGGTTTGGGGAACTATATAAACCAGGCAGACACAGATATTGGCCAATTTATAGACATGGCCCATTACTGTGACCAAATGGTTCCAGATGGCATAAACCGTACAGCTACTAATATCGGTGTTAACGAGATAGATGATGGAGACCCTGACCTCTTTAAGATGGTTCGTGCGGTGTATTTTAAGGAGGATGATGACTTAGAGGGGAATGAGCCTGGTGATTTTAGGCAGATAAACTCTGGGACATGGAATTGGTTTGATTATAAAAAGCACATAAGTGGAGAAGCTTTATTCTCCAAGAATGTTGATGGGAATTGGACAAAGTCTGTCATCGAAACTTGTAGAAGAACTATTCCCATTTCTGTATTTAAGAATGCAAAGTTCTCCCTAAAGTCTGATGCCTATGCGGAGGCTACATCTCCTTATTGGACAAATGGTGAACCATCATCAGGCTACTCTACCAAATACTATCAGTTAGGTCAGAAGCGATTTCGGTTAGATATAAATATAGATGAACGGAGTCCTGCGCCTGATATAATAAAGACCATTTGTGATACCTTCCGTTGTGCTCCAGTCTGGATGAATGGAACAGTATTCCCGATAATAGATAGATGGGAGTACCCGGTGGCAGTTATCGGCATGGGGAATATAATAAAGGATTCATTCTCTTTGTCATATACCCCGTTGTCAAAGACCCCGAATGTTCTTGAATGCCAGTTCTCAAATGAGGATTTAGACTTCCAGAAGGACACAAGGGTCAAGATAGCCTCGAATGTAGACCTTGCTTATAGCTCTGATATAACCAAGACCATAAGAAGAGAGTCTGCCAAGCTTATAGGCATAACCAGGGTATCTCAACTGGAGAGAGAATTAACCTATAGGTTAAATAGCTATCAGGAGCGTATTAAGGTCATAACCTTTGAAATGGGTATAGAGCATATCACCTTTCATGCCGGTCAGGTTATAGCCTTCACTCATGATATCCTCACCCTGGGAAGCTACAGCGGGAGAATAGTAGACTATGTTGCTGCTGACTCTGATAGTGGGACAATATATCTTGACCAAGAGTTAGTAAAACCTGGCGGTGAAACTTGGAAGATTCAGATAACTCAAATAGTCCAGGATGAGATAATTGCTACTGATTATTATGAAATAGTAGGGGAGTTCTCAGTCGTTTCTGTCTCAGGGAACTCTATATCTGTGAGTGGCCTTAATGGCTTTGTCCCGAAACCATTTGACAATTATGCTATAGGTCAGGAAGAAAATGTAACAGAGAATTATAAGATTCTTTCCATTCAGCCTAAAGGGACAGGGGAGGCAGAGATAAATGCCGTTAATTGGGGAAGGGAAACAATTTCTGGTAATATTACTACTCATTCTGTTTTTGGTAATCTTAGACAGGTTTCTCCTTGGGATACTGGCTCAGACCCTCAATATGTTACTTATGATGACTACTTGGTAGATAGCCGGGAAAGCTCTGTAATAGAGGCATTAGTTCCATGGGGGCCAAATCCTGTTCAATCTCCCCTGGGTCTTACGGAGCTTGCTGGAGAGGTAGGGATAAGGCTTGAATTTGGCCTCCCTACTGGCCATATCTTGAATGGATATGACCATGCTATTGTTAGCTTGGCCATAGGGGATTCAACAGACTACCAGCAAGTATGCGAGATAAGAACTCCTGGAACCATGGCAAGGATTACAAAGGCTATGGGAGCGGTGATGGGGGTTGTGAACAAAGTTCAAGTACGTGCTGTATATGATTCAGGGGCTATTAGCTCTGCTGTAGATGGTCAGCTTACAGTAACTGGCGCCAGTACATCCCTCGGATTTAACCCGCCTGTCCCGGTTAATTTAAGGCTGAGTCGATTGTGTAAGCGGCACCCCCTGAGCCTTGATGAAGGAGAGGCGAGGGAGTTAGGAGCCGATTTTATAGAGATAGTGTGGGACAGGGCTAATGCCAGCAACGTATTTGGGGCTAATAGCTGGTTAATAGACCCGAAAGAACGGTTTATTAAGGAGTATGAGGTTGCTGTCTACAGGAGCGATAACCCAGATGCGTATTTAGCCTCTGGCCATGCTGATTGGGACACCCTTCCATCGGGAGAGGGTATACACTACGTCAGCAATACTCAGAATAGATTTAAGGTCAAGCTTGAGGAGTTAGGAGATGTAGATGAGCCGGCATCAGGCCAGTACGATGTCCTGAACTATCCCTATTATAAATTTGAGGTACGGTCTCTGACTGACTCTTTGCATGCCAGCGAGCCAGCCATTCTGATGTGCTCTTACCCTGAGCCTGGAGATGTTGTACTGCCGTGGCATTTCCGTATCCCCTTAGTTGATGCTGTCTTTGTTCGTTGGCACTACCCCCAGTGGTGGAGTTCAATAGACCACTATGAGCTTGATTTTCAGTATATCGGCTCCCGTGATGGATGGTCAGGTATTTGCTCTGGACAGGAAACAGCAGTCACTACGGATGGTAATTTCCCGATGCTGTTTCATAAGTTCGATGCCTCTACAATTGATATGTATGATGATGGAGTGCTTATTGGATCACTGCAGGATAATAAGCTTGACCCTGATGTCTTCCCCTTTGTCATAAGGACTCAAATTCATGCGGTAGATAAGTTCGGTAGGAGACAGGGGTCATTCATAACTACGGATGCTGAGGATGTATCGGTTGGTCAAGTTGATGATGACCCGCCTACATGGTATGGAGATGACCCAAACCTCCAGTACATAACCACAATTCAAAATAAATACCTATTCACAAGGTACTGTAAGGCAAAGGTCAGCTTTAATAAGGCTGTCGATTCAACAACTATCCTGCTCTCTTATAAAGTAGCCCACAGAGTGTATAATGATGCAGGGGATGATAAGTGGATAGAGAATAGCTATCTTGACTCACTCATAAGGGATGGTAATACCTGTACTTGTCTGATCCCTGCCCTGGAACTGGAGAAGGATTATGAATGGAAGGTAAAGGCTTGCGATAGATTCGGGAATGAGACAGGTTGGGCAATACCCGACCCTGCTTATTTTACCACTACCCCTGACAACATCGCTCCTGGACAGATTACCTTGGGAAGCGATAGCGATTGTAAGAGTGAAAATGAGGCTGGCCTGGTAGGTACTACATCTACGATATATGTGGCGGTTCTAAAGGCTTCTGTATCTTCGGACTGCTGGAAGTTTAGGGTAAATTATAAGCTTGATTCTGGAGGTTGGCTGCTTTGTCAGACTCTTGAGGCTGACCTTAAGGATTGTAAGATTAACCCTGACACAGATGCAGAGAGCGCAACATCTTATTGGTATATACCTGTAAAGGGGCTAATTCCTGGAGCTGATTATAAGTTCAGGGTCAAACAGGTAGACTTTGCCAATAACCCTTCAGATGATTGGTCAACTCCTGATTTATCTGTAACTGCACAAGATATCACTATACCTACCCCTACTATAACAGTTGCCAAGATAGTTCCTCTTTGGACAGGGTGGCTTAAACGGATACACTGCCGTTTTAATATAGCTTGGACAACACCTGACTCCAATGATTGGATGCGTAACTGGGTAGTTAAGATTACAGGGCCATCTGCAGGGCCATCTGGAGTAGTTGCCCACTACCAGCTCGTACACGAGGAGCCTTCCCCGTCTGGCGGCCTATTGACATGGGAAGTGAATATTCCAATGCTAAAGACCCTTGTTTCTGTAGGTGCGAATGGAGCAGATACAGGGTATGATGTTCAAGTATGGGGAAGGGCAAATGGTAAAAAGGGAACAGCTGATAGTGAAAATATAGAATATGCAGACCCTGACGCTGACTCTGTGACAACTCTTCTACCCTGTCTCCCTGAATGGAACCTTCTTGGGTGGAGAAATATTTGGGTTAAGGCCGCTGACGGATACGACTTTCCAAACAATTTTGCTTATTTTAGCGTCCACGCTAGAATAAGACCTGCTGATTATTCGACTCATCCGTGGGTTCCTGATTGTGGAAAGCTTTTTAGTTGTGATCGTATTGGCTGGATTTTATCAGTGGACGCTGCACAAAATGGACAGATGTTTTGGGTTCCTTT